GGCTTCTGTCTTGCGTGCCATATCGTGTAGCTCCACCATTATCTGGCGTAAGCCTGCCCACTCATTATCAGATTCAGCAATGACATTCATCAGGTTATCTACGACTATCAACTGTGGTGCGATGCCATAGAGTTCAATGTAAGCCTTTACCTCTGCCTCAATATCATCAAGGTTTGGTGATGAATCAAAGACCCACTGTATGTGTGATATGGACTGTAGATTTTCTTCATAAGCATCAGGGTTGATACTCATTTGATTCTCTACAGTTTCTTGGGTGTGACCTGCTAGATGTGCTGCAGCACGCAACATCACCGTAGCAGTATCGGTATCTGCAGAAAAGAACAGAGTAGGCACCTTGGCCTTGATAGCGTACACAAGAGCGAACATAGACTTTCCAGCGTTAGGTGCAGCGGCAACCATACACACTTGACCACGCCGAAACTTTATGCCTTTAGTATCTAAGTCTTTCCACACAGTCGGAAGTGGCTGCGCCAATGTATGGGCAGACTTCCAAGCGCGGTCTAACCTAAGCACTTTCCTCCCGTCGTAAAACTATTCTTCTTTGTTTTCTTATCTGCTTTCGATGTGCCTCTGTAAGGCCACCCCAGATTCCGTAACGCTCGTTATGGATACCCCATTCTGCACACTCAGCTTGATGGATACAGTTGTTACATATACTTCGAGCGAAGTGCGTTTCAGGCTTGCTTCCTTGCCCTGGTTCTGGAAACCAGAAGTCGCTACCTGATTGAGCGCAGAGAGGATCCTCGAATTCACGAGGCTCTCGCATTGGGTCATCGGACCCAGATAGTTTGGCACTTATCTGTAGCACCCTTTGGTGCGCTACACATATAACCTTTCCAAGGACCCTTAGCACTTACGCCTTCTTTGTAAGCCATCGGTCCGTGTTTACAGAAGTTACCTGACCCAACAGGAGCAATAGTTGGTGCAGGTGCAGATGCTACTGGCGCAGCACTTGATACGGGCGCAGCAACTCTAGCGCCTGAGAATGATTGGCTAACGCTTCCAATGAGGGCAGAAAAGTCCTGCGCTGTGGATAACAGCGCCTCAAGTTCTTCCTTATTCGCAGCGTACAAATTGATAAGAGTTCCATCTGGTGCTTTGAAGTTCACCTGGAACTTTGTTGATTCTGGTGCAGCCATTATTTATCTCCAGTCTTCTTGATGGAAAGCCTTGCGCTTTCCTTCCCTTGTTTCATCGGCACGAAGCCTAGTGCTTTCTCCACTGCTTCTTTGTCGATGGTATTACTCTGAACAGTGGACCACTTGATCTCATATCCAGTAGTAGTAACTCCAGTTTTACCAAGCAACTTATCGCGTAGTGCTTGTTTCTTTTCTTCCAATGTTTTTATTTCGGTGTCTACCTGCGTGTAATGCAGTGCATCCATCGCAGCCTCGAAGTCATCAAGCTGAGGTAACTCAGACTTGGTAAGTCCTTTTTTTATACCAACGCATCCCATCTCACCAGAGGCATCATAGAATTTGCAGTAGCTCTGACAGTAGCTCTCGTGCCTTTCGGGCGCAGGAGCGTCAGTCATAGTCCGAATCGCTGCTAACCAATTCAGAGCCTCTAGTGCGATGGCCTCGTCATATGGCTCGGAGTGAACAAGAATATCTCGCTCATCTCCGTCACGAGGTATAGCTACTAGGTTCACGTTCTGGACCTTCCCCAAGCCAGACTTAGAGATCAGGTAGCCATAGACTTGTACTTGCCAGCGTTGCTGTTCTGACGGAAAGTAAGAAAGGTTCTTGACTTTCGTAGTCTTCCAGTCAACGACATCCCCTGTCCCAGGAATGAAACAATCAACGTGAGCCTTCATACCGTCAAACTCAACGGTCTTCTCCAGAAGGACCTCTTGATTGCCTGCAAGTGCATTCTCTATTGCAGCGTGGATAGCAGTACCCATAATCGCTGCGAGTTTTATCTCGTTGTCATTGGTTTCAGGTTGACCATTCAACCGATACCAAACCTTACGTCGACAGCCACCAAGTTCTGATGGACCTATCTGTACCTGCGTGGACCTGCCACGCTTGTTCTCTTTCTCGTGAAGAGCTTTGACTAACAGCTCTTTGATATCTACAGCCACTTCGCTTTTTCCCATCGTGTAATTGTAATGTTGAAGAATACCAAATCTATCTGACAAATTCTAGCAAGTATCACAAATGGTGTTGATTCATATTCGTGATAGTAGTTGATACCAAAGCCCCAATTTTGCAGGCTATTAGGATTCAAGTAGATGGTCCACTGTGACCAATTCTTTTTCACGTTAGCTCCCGTCTCTGAGTAACTAATTGAATCGGAGGGCAGGTATTGATGTCAAGCATCGAAGCAACCTGAACTGCTTTCTCGGCGTGTTGCTCTACATTACCAATAGTGAGACGACCCATACGATCATAAAGATAACCGAGAGCATAAGCGCCGCCACTGCCGATTCCATAAATACCGCTATCACTTTTGATGAACGACAGGTCCGTCGCGATATGGAATACATTCCCATCAAACGCGACAATGTAGTCGAATCCTGCTTCCTTATCTTTCGACGCTTCATACGGGTCGTATCCATTCTCTTTGAAAGCCGTGAGTATTGATGGCATCACTTTCTTGCCCATCCATTGAACGGGATCTGCACCCTTGTATACAGGCGGAGTCCAGTTATAGGTCAAGATGTCACCAGGTCTAGCATCACCGACAATACCTAGCAGGTACTTACCGATGTGAATTATTTTCGGAGTTGAGGTACTAACAGTCCTCATACTGTCCTCGGTGATTTGGCTATCAGCAGCCAAGACTGCAACGTTCTCCAGCTCTACTGCTACCAATGTTGTCATAGCGGAATCATACATCTCTCGGCGTGTCGTCGCGGTAGCGACACACCTTTTCACTACAATATGAGCCATCAGGCGAATTACAGTACGGCCCTCACGGGCCGATGGAAGTGAGGACTGTGTTGTTCCGTCTACTTCGGCTGCTGAAATATAGCCAAGACATCCCGCCAATTCAAGCCTCTGACCTACGCGATGTAGGTCCAACCCACCAGTGTGTCTGTGGTTGTACCGTGTTCAACACGTATGTCCAGTTTGAGAACTATGAGATAGTTTGGTATGCCTTGGATGTACAATGTGCTAATTGTGGAAACCTACTCAAAGCTCCTTGCCCGATAGATAATCCAGAGGCACAGTGAACATTCCCCTGACAGAAGAAGACTTGGTTATAGCCGAAGAACTGTCAGAGAGGACCTATCAGAAGTACAAGAATTTCAATGGTCATTACCGCAACCTTAGATCATCACACTCCATTGGCAGGTTCGGTGAACTAGCTGCCCATAAATACTTCAAGCAGTTGGGTATGCAAACCAACCCACACTTTCTCAATGTTGAAGAAGATTCTCTCTGTGATATCACAGCAGATGCTGTGCGCTGGGATGTCAAGACGTGGAACAGTAACTACTGGAATGTCTGGGGTAGGGCAGTTTCAAGTAAGCAACTACCATTCCTCAAGAAGAAAGCAGATGCCATTCTATGGACCTCTGTAGACCCGCTACAGCCCACAGAAGTAACCATCTATGGTTGGAATACTGTTGATGATATCGCCCGCTATGAGCCTATCTGGATGGGTCCAGAGGGCAACAAAGTACATAACCATCAGGTGCCAATAGGCGACATCTTGCCACTTTCGGGCATAAAAAAAGAAGCCCCACCCATTTCTGGGTGAGGCTTTTCCTCGCAGCTTTCTCTACAAACTACTTACGTCCGAACTCCTTGGATGATGGATCTAGCCACTTGAGTACTGGTCCAAGGAATCCAGCAAGTGCTGCTGTTCCAAGAACTTTCACATCGGTTTCGCCTGCTAGGTACAGAGCGATAGCAGCAGATGCTGCAGCGCGGAACCAGGTAAGCGATACCTGCTTGAGTTGTTCTTTCATTAGTCCTCCTTCGGACTGGGTGTTTCTTTCTTCTTCGGCTTCTTCTGCACCTTGGCGTAAGCCAAGCGAGCAGCATCAACCGTATTCCATTTCGGTTTATCGAGCCAAGGAAACCAAGGACTGGTGTCCTTAGCACAATCTTCCTTGATGGAAATATGCAGATGTTTGACGTGTTTATTTGGTCCTGTGTAATCGCGGTCCCCGCGTTCTTTAGACCAGATACGTCCACTAAAAATCAGATATGAAACTCGCTTGTCTGCCTTGAGTTTCTCATAGATATCACCACAATCAATCCCATTATGTGGGTCGTGAGTCAAATCTACTGCGTGACCTGTGTTGTGATCTGAGTTAGGACTTGCCTTGATGTGAGCCTTGCTTGGTAGTAGGCCATCCGATGCCTTCTTGCGCTTGGGAGCAAGCGCAGTTGCCTGCCGTAGAACGGCAACAGCGGCAGGTGTTGCACTCTTTGCAAGTGGTTTCATTCGTCATCCTCTTTCTGCCAGAATCTTGTAGATTTCATCGACTCGCTTTTCAAGTCTGTCTACTGTGTCTTTCAATGATGACCCGCCATTGGGCTTGAGTTCAAATAAAAACGAACGGACTAACCACCGTAGTCCCATAAACAAAGTTGAGGCTAAACCAATTACGGTGGCAACAAGCGCTGCCCAATCAGCAGGGGTCATTGATGGCTCCTATACGGATCTAATAGTGACAACTAAGGTTCCGCCAAAGCCTGAGAACCTCTTGTCTTGCGGTGTACGGTTGATGAAATCCATCTCTTCTATCAGGCCAATATAGGATTCTCCTGTACGGAAGTCCTCTATTCGGATGGTGTCGCCTGCGTTTTCTACTGCTTCAAGCTGTTGCATTCTTGCCCAAGCAGAACCTTCAAAGCCCACTTGTACGCCGTACTTATCGGCTTCTCTGTCATAGCAGAACAGTGGGTACTGGATAAGTCTCTGACGTGGTACTGCTGGTAGAGACTTGAGTTGATAACCAGTAAACAATGGACCCTTGGTGTTATCAGTAGAGTTACGAGTCATTGTGAACTTGAAGCCCATATATTCCTGCGCTCCCTGTGGGTACGGAATACCAATCTCAGAGACGCTAGATTCTTGGGCAAAGGAACCAATCGGGTACTCAGTATTGTCATAGGCAATAGATGAGATGTTGAGTCCACCGTTGGTGGTATCAATACGTGGGGTAAGTAGTTTGAATATCTTACCTTCAAGGGTGTTGTAACGGACAAAGCCAGTCTGAATATAACCAGATGCAACTAGCCTGCTCTCTGTTTCAATGTAGACAGAGCCATTGGTAGTTGTGGCATTGGTTGTAAAGGCTAGACGGTTAGTGCCATTGATAAAGGCACAGGCAGTTGTCTCACGGGTGGTATCACCTGATGCGTAGTAAGTGTCATAGGCATATGGAAATACCAGTGGAGCAATCTGTGTAGATAGGTCAATGCGGATAGTTCCTGGCTCATCTTCTACGCCAGTTGCAGCCCACGCAAACTTGTCTCTGAATGCAAAGTCATAGACAGGTTGGGTGTTTTCCCAAATCAAAGGACCATAGGCTAGAGATCCATCATCAGATACCACAGCGGCACGAATACCTTTGGTGGTACCAATAAGCATATAGCCAAGGTAGTAAGCAATCTTGTAGATGCGCTCACCGCTAGGCATTTCAGCAGCAGTAATAGCGCTAGTCAAGGTAGGCATAGTTCCGTTAGATGCCAAGGTGAACTTCTGGATATTGGATTGGGTACCAGAAAAGCCAGTGACATAGATAGCAGCACCGCTTGATGTGATGCTGGTATACACGAAGTCGTCTACTGGATGGGTATAGACAGCAGTAGGTAAAGCCGTTGCATTGGTTGCAATCTCATAGACCTTGTTGTTGATACAGGCAACGATACGTTCCTTAGTGAACTCCATTACCACGTTGGTAGCGATAAGACCTGTCACCTGAAACATCTGGGTGTTTGCAACAGTTGAATACTCGGTGAGCAACTTCTTGTACATCGTCAGTTTGGTAGAGCCACCAGAGGTAACGTTAGTAATCCAATAGCAGTAAACTCCATCATCACACATTGCATATACCTTGTCATCGGTACCAGTGTTATAGTCCACAAAGTGCTGGACAAAACTAGAGACGCTACCAGTGGCTGCTGCAGATGGCACATCTGTTGCAGTCTTGGAATAGGTAAAGGTAGTTGTAGTAGGCACTGAGGCAATGGTGTAGGTACCATTGAAGGTAGCATCTACGCCAGTGACTACGATTTCCATACCTACTGCTAGGCCGTGAGCAGCGCTGGTTGTCAATGTAGCCACATTGCTTGTCAGAGCCTTATTAGAGACAGTTGCAGTGATGGTTGGATATATCTTGTCAATGTCATAACCATCAAGCATTAGACAGCCAAGGAACTCATTATAGGTAGTAGCGCCAGTGTTCTTTAGTTGCTTCCATTCAATGGAGCGAAGGTGCTGTTGCGGTCTTAGGTTGTCATTGAGAGTTCCAGTAGTGTGGTGCGTAGCATCCACATCTAGAATCAAAGTTGCTTGACCTTTGGTCCAGAC